AAGGGGATCCGCAGGGCAATAAGGATAACTACATTGATAACCGAGGCTCTAACGGCGGCGATTCATCTATTACAGGCGTAGCCTCTGCCTCCGGTGGCGGTGGCGGCGGTGGTGGCGGTAGTGGTCATAACACAAGACCTAGTGCAGGCACTTACAAAAACGGCAGAAACGGAGCATGTGGCGGCGGCGGAGCGGCATGGTGGGGAGATGGCACTGCTGGGCAGGGAAGTGTTGGATTCAACGGCGGTGCAGGAAATGATACTGGCGGTAGCCCCTACCCTAGTGCTGGAGGTGGCGGTATGGGCGGTGCTGGTCAAACACCACCAAACGGTTCAAGCGGAGGCATTGGCGGCTCCCCAATAACTGTTTGGGGTAAAGCGTATGCGGGCGGCGGTGGCGGTGGCAACTCAGGACAATCGGGGGCTGGTTCTGGTGGAGGCGCTGGAGCAGGTAACGCAGGAAGCAACGGCCAAACAAATGGTCAAGACGCGCAACCCAATACTGGTTCTGGCGGCGGCGGCAATGGTGGTAACGCGGCCGCTACTCAAGGCGGCAATGGCGGCTCTGGAGTTGTAGTTATTAGGTACGCAACGCCGGTAAGGTCTGCTGTTAAAGAAGCCCTAAAAAGAAAGGCTTCACAAAACGAAAATGCCGAAGAAGAGGGGCACAAAGCATGAGCAATGCAAGAATCATTCACTGGCCAGAGGGCGAGCCACAGCCGGGAGATACTCATCGTGAGTATGGTCGCACTTGGGTCTATATCCCCATGCCAGAGGGCTCACCTGAGCCCGGAGTCTGGAAGTCTATCGGTGGCTCTGGCGGCTCTGGCGGCGGTGGTGGCGGTGGTACTGTCTGGTGGAGTGAGATCCAGAATAAGCCAGAGGTCTACCCGCCCGAAGATCACATGCACTTCGACTACGAGATCCTTGTTGATACCAACGAGGACGGAGACTACGACGGCGAGAAGAACCTTAACGAAGTCCTGAAGGAGTTCCGTGACAAGGTAGACGCCATGATGGAGCAGATGGTCTTTGGCGGATCGTTTCAGGCTAGCACGGGTAAGTTCCTGAAGCTGTCTGACCGCGCCAAGGCTGTGGGCTTCGCTGACGGCCAGTCTATTCCAGCGAGCGTCACTGAGGATCAGGATCGCCTGTTCTTCATCAGCACCGACGCTGGCACCGTTAATGGTGACCAGTACATGGACGGCGACTGGATGGTCGCGGCTGGTGGCGAGTGGATTCCGATCAACTACGGCAACATTCAGATCATCACGTGGGATGAGATCGGCAACATACCCGACAACATTGTCTACGATGACATTGCTTACAAGCCCGAGTTAGAGGGCAAGCCCCTTGCCCGTTATATCGACTTCAACGGCAAAGGTAAGTGGATCGAGGCACCTAGCGGCGGCGAAGGCGGCGGTGGCGGCGAGCCCGGATACCACACTCACGGATTCGATGAGATCCTTAACAGCGAGAACCAAGATCTTAACGACGTTATAGGAGACCTTGAGGACTCCATAGCGGCCTTGCAGGGCGACCTGATCTTCGCTGGTAGTTACTCCGCACTCCAGTCCAGAATCATCGTGGCGAGTTCTCAGGGCCAGATGAACGGCTTCGAGGACGGTGCGCCACTACCTGCGGCGGATGGCGACAACAAGCGCTACTACGTCATGGTTATTGATGACGGCGGTGTCTTCGAGGAGACGCCAATGTCGAAGGGCGACTGGCTGATCTCTGATGGCTTGGCTTGGATTCCACTGAACTACGTCTCTGGCGGCGGCGATGGTACACCACCTGTACTCCCCGGTAACGCGACTGGCAGAGTGCTCACGTGGGACGGCCAGTCCGACATGTGGACTGAGAACACTGAGTTCACCCTGAGCGACGGCGGCGACATCGACATGGCTGGCGGCATCGAGGCCAAGGGCAATATCTACATTGCTCAAGACCGTGGTGTCTTTATCGGTGACGGTAGCGGCCTGTACAACCTCCCCGGCATGGAAGACGCAGAGCCACCTGTCACGTCTGTAAACGATAAGACTGGCGAGGTGGTTCTGAACGCGGCTGACGTTGGTGCGTCACCTGCTGACCACGGCCACGAGGGTGTGTACCAGCCAGTGGGCGACTACGCCCTGACTAGCCACAATCACGATGGCGTGTATCAGCCAGTAGGCAATTACCTCACGAGTTTCACCGAGGAAGACCCCACTGTACCTGATCATGTCAAGGTTATATCGACAACGCAAATCGGTAACTGGAACACGGCGTTTGGCTGGGGCGACCATAGCGCTCAGAACTACGCGAAGAAGACTGACATCATCACGCCTAGCTACCCAGTAACTAGCGTCAACGGTAAGACTGGTGCTGTCACCCTGTCTCATAGCGACGTGGGCGCACAGGTGGCTGGCTCATACGCGTCTAGTAACCATAGCCACGACTACGCGGCCAGTAACCACACTCACTCAAATTACGCGGCGTCTAACCACAACCACTCTGGTGTCTACGCACCAGCAAGTCACTCGCACTCATACGTTCCCACGTCAGGCAATACGACGATCTCTGGAACGCTGACTGCTACCGACTTCGTTGCATCATCTGATGCCAACCTGAAGAAGAATATAGCCACTGCACCTGTGGGCGTGGTTGAGAAGCTACGTGGCGTTGAGTTCGAGTGGAAGGACAGTGGTGAGATGTCTAGCGGCGTTATCGCGCAAGAGGTTCAGAAGGTACTGCCTCACCTTGTTCACGAGAACGAGCACGGGCTGTCTGTCTCTTATATGGGATTGATTGGCTACTTGATTGAGGAGATCAACGATCTCCGTCGCACGGTTGAGGAAATGAAGTAATGACGTTACCAGCCAAAGTCCCTATCAGGCAGAGCCAAGTGATCGCTGAGTTCACGTCTATCAGCGGCAAGAACCTGAAGGCGTATTACGGCGCGGCGGCTGGAGTTCCGACTTCTGGCAACCTGAAGCTGACTGACTTCCTTGGCAAGTCTGCGTCCGCGCCCATTGACGCAACAATAAATGGTGGGTCTTTCACTACCAGTGGTGGCTACAAGATATACACGCTCACTAATACGACTGCCCAAGGCTGTCTGAAGATTAACAAAAGCGCCCAAGGCGGCTTTGACAATAAGCTATACATGATGGCTGGAGGCGGAGGTGGCGGCGGTGGTGGTGGTGGAAACCACCATAAGTCTGGCGGCTCATCTCGCTGTGGAGGAGGTGGTGGCTCTGCCTTCGTCTTCTATAAGAGCCAAAACGCGGCCACCGGCCAAGAGTACTGCGGAACCCCCGGAAAGCAGGGTGCAGGCGGTGGTACGGCTGGCGCTTATCGTGGATCAAACGGCACCCCAACAATGTTTTCTTTCCCCGGCGCGACGGCGACTTATGCCATGGGAGGAGGCGGTGGTGGTGCGTACACGGGTGGCGAAACTGGTAATCCGGGCGGCTGTGGTGGCGGTGGCGCGGCTAAGTACGGTGGCCCAACCAAGTCTGGGGGAACAGCGAATCAGAGTGGCGGCAAGAACGGAGGCGCTGGCAACTCAGGTGGTGCAGGCGGCGGCGGAGGAATGAACTCCAACGGCGGTGGCGGCATCCCCGGATCTAACGACCAAGGCAGATCAGGTGGCGCTGGTGGTGGTGGAGTTAATTACAGCCCATTCGGCGTCTACGGAGGCGGCGGTGGTGGAGCCTCTGTCGGCGACGGCAGGGGTGGTGCTGGTGGCAACGGCGGCGGCGGTACAGGTGGCATCTCTGTTTACGGAAGGGGAAGTGCTACGGCGGCTTCCAAGCAGTCATGTGGAGGCGGTGGTGGCGGAGCCACATCGTCTGGTACTCAAGCAGAGGCTGGCAAGGCTGGAGCGCACGGCATCATCAAGTTTGCCCATAAAGTTTAAGGATAGAACATGAAAGTTAAATACGAGATAGAGGATTACCGACCAGATTGTGAGTGGATCAGCATCAAGTGGACTAGCCCCGACGAGCCTGACTTGATTTGGTACACGCAGTTTGAGTTCCCCGACTTCAGTAAAGAAAAGCTGATTGACCACATTCGCGCGGTAGCTTCTCGTGTGGCTGGATCGTGGACGCGTGCGGCGGAGCACCCAAAGGAACTGTCAATCCCCATGAGTGGCACGGTGGACGTAGAGCCAGAGTTGTATCTGCCTTACGAGCCTAACCCCCAGCCCGAGCCTGAGCCTGAGTACGATCCTTGGACTCAGCGAGCGGAACTTGTCGATGTGTCAGCAGACCAAACGGCCAAGAGTGTTCCGTGGGTGGTTACTGACATACCCGAAGATGAGCAGAAGGCGATGGTAGAGGGAGCGGCCTACCAGTTGAAGGAGGAGATCCTTCACCTACGGTCACTGACCGACTGGATCTTCCTGCCCGACGCACCAGAGGTCGAGGACATGGACGCATGGCTTGAGTTCCGCAAGGCACTTGCTGACATGCCAAACCAGCCAGACTTCCCCAAGAACCCAGTATGGCCAGAGAGACCGGACTTAGCTGAATGAGCATTATCAAGCGCCTACCATCGACCATGCAGGAGATCCGCTGGAACTACAAAGGTAGTGAGGGCGAGATCAAGGCTGGCGACCGATACGTTCGAGACATGCGCCAGTTGTATCGAGAGGACTGGGATCTCGAAGGTTACGACGGCATGGCCTATGGACTCCAGTACAAGCTGGATGACTACGGCTGGGGAACGCACGGCGACATCTACAAGCTGAGTAAGGAGCACACTGACAAGCGCGTTGACGGCGCTGTCACCAATCTACTCGATAACGATATCGAATGGGACGCTGACGGACAGCGAGGCAAGTACTTCTGGATGGTGCTTGACCAGACCAGTCGTGACCGCACCCCCGGCGCTATCGGCGCTAACGGATGGTGGTACGCGGATGAGGTTGGCCCTGACGCGAAGTACAAGCTGACGGGGACGCTTGAGGCGGTAGATGACTGGGAAGACAACGCACTGCTCGGTATGCACGTTCTGGGCTATAGGCATGGCTACCTTGATGGCACGCGGAAGCACTACGTGAACATCATGGAAAATTTTCCGAAGAACACACAGAAGACCTTCGAGCGAGAGTTCACGGTAGACCGGGACTACAGGCACATAGTGATGAACTTTTCCCTGTGGCAACCGGGCAACTATGGCAGGAACGCTTACTCACATGCGCGTGTTCACAACGTAACGGTGGAGAGAATCTAAATGAGAACCTTTGCAGTGATGTACAAACCGCCCTTCACACACCCACGGGTCAGGAAGTTTCAGGCCCGCAGTTTTAAGGACGCACTGGCTAAGGCCGCTAAGAATATCGACAAAGAGTTTGATCCAACGAAGGCACCAGTCTTACTGGTTGATTTCACCGAGGAGCGAGCAGAGATGGTAGCCGACAGAGGGAACGGAAGAATGAGAATTCTAGAAGATGAAAACTACGGAGAGATGACCGACTTCACAAGGAGAGTGTTATGAAAACTATTATCGTAGCTTTGGCGCTTACAAGTTTTTTGGGATGCGCTTCGGCGGATCAGAAGATAGCCAGCAAGCAGGGCTATCGCAACGCCCAAGTAGAAGCGATCAAGGTACAGGCGGAGCAAGCAACAGCCCGTGAGACTGCTGAACAGCTATCTCAGGCGGCTATGTGGCAGAGCCTGTCGGAGGCCGTGAAGGCTAACCCGGAGTCTGCTAGTCACTTCGCCATTGTCATGGCGGTGGCCGCATCGAACGGTAGCGCACCTAGCGGTAACAACAACGTACAGATGGCTACGCTGAAGACTGAGCGCGACGTTACGGCTCTGGACTGGGCGAAGGTCATGACCGGCCCCGTACTGGGCACCCTGACGCAGGTTGGCATCGCGGCACTTAACACTGACCTCCAGAAAGAGATCAGTCAGAACAATGCGGCAGTCAACATGAAGCAGGAAGAGAACCGGGGCAAGATCTTTGACGTGATCCCGGCAATCGCTGGAGCGGCTGGTAGCACCATCACGATGACTGACAGCACGTATGTCGGCAACGACTTCAACAACGATGAGCGCGTTAACTACGTGATCGGTGACCCGGCAGAGGCTGACGACCTGATCGACTCGGTTATCGAGGAGACCGACAGCTTCGGCATCCCAGACGATGAGATCATCGACGACAGTGATGTTGATGACGGCACTACTGACGACGAAGGCACCGACGACGACGGTGGCGCTGTTGACGACACTGACGTTGACGACACGGACGACGAAGTCGATTGCTCAGAGCCTCAGTTCAGCCCAGCACCACCCGAGTGCTCAGAGTCATGATGGGAGAACAACTTTTCGGTGGCCTTATCTACGCGCTCAAGGGCGCGAGGCCATTCGTTGAACGTGGCTGGGTGAAGAAATGCACAGTCAAAACTGATTGGAAAGTAGTGCCGCGCAACAGCGTGGGCACGAGGGAGTGTGGCGACATACTCCTTCAACTGGAGAAGTGTAATGGGAATTGAGACAGGTAAGTACATTACGGATCTAGATGAGGGATGGCCAACGGCTAATGACTCGATCTCGATGGGCGATGACCACTTGAGATTGATTAAGGCGGTGCTAAAGAATACGTTCCCAGAGGCCAAGGGGCCGCAGGCACCCAACTACTACCCGGAACTGGAGCAAGGCTCCGTCATCCACAACGTGGCTGGCGAGTGGGCCGAGACGGACAGCGTCATGATCGACACGTCTGGCAACATCACCTGCGCGAACCTAACGGCAAGCGGCAACGTGGTCAGCCAGTCGGACGATAGGCTGAAGCATAAGATCGCCACCGTCGATGACGCCCTAGACAAGGTCAAGACTCTGGACACGTTCACGTATGTCCCTAACGAGGAGGGCGTGCATTGCGGTATGCCCTACATGGAGCAGGCTGGCGTCTCAGCACAGCAGGTTCAGGCCGTGTTCCCGCAGGCAGTACAGCAGACAGACAACGGATACCTCGCTGTGGACTACACGCGACTTTGCGTGCTCCTGCTAGAGGCCGTCAAGGAACTTTCATATAAGGTGGAGAACCAAGCGTAATGCTTATCAATGTACGCGGCATAGGTGAAGTCGGGGTCATATCTGATGTGGCCCCGTGGGATCTGCCGCCCAACGCACTGACAGACGGACGCAACTTCCGGGTTGTGTCTGGCAAGATTCAGGCATCAGGTGGATCGCGTCTCGTGAACACTGATGGTGAGGCTAGCGGCGACATTGGCCACATCATGCAGAGCAATGACTTCGAGGGTAACAGTACGTGGCTCGTATGCACTGACAGCACCATCGAGAGTTACTTCGATCAGCAGTTCCACACGGTACTGAGTCTGCCCGGCGAGGTAGATGAGCACGCGTGGACTAGCTGTCAGATCGGTCAGGTCACCTTCATCAATAACGCGTCAATCAACCCGGTCTACTTTACTGACTGGGACGCCAACGCTGAGGTGGCCATCAAGCTACCTTGGGTATTCGGCGGAGACCTCTGGGAAGACCGAGGCGTCAACGCTCGTATAATTCAGTCGCACAAGAATTTCGTTTTTGCTTTAGGCATGACTGAGCCAGATCCGCAGACAGGTGCCTCTACCTACTACGAGGACAGAGTCCGGTGGTCGCACCCTTGCGATCCTAACGGCGTGCCCTACACGTGGGAAGGGCCGGACGTTGACCCGTCCAGCCTTGCTGGTTACCTGACACTCGGTCGCGGCGGCAAGATCGTCGGGGCGGAGAGCCTGCGTGACAGCTTCGTTATCTACAGCGAGAAGGCACTTAACGTGCTCGACTTTACCGGCGAC